AAACACCCTTACCACATTGTTGCAGTGAGCGGAGGCGGCAGCAACGTCTACGGCTGGGTAAACGAGGCGGATATTAAGGGAGGCGCAGGAACAGCCAGCACCTACGAAACATATACCGTCAAAAAGGGCGACAGCCTTTGGGCTATTGCAGCAAAGAAACTCGGAAACGGAAATCGCTACAAAGAGATTAAGACCCTCAACGGACTTAAAAGCGATACCATTCACGCAGGGCAGGTATTGAAGCTGCCTAACTAACAGGAGGACGAGACAATGAAAGAGCTTTTAATCAATTTGTTACTGGCGGTTGTTACGGCAGCCGTCCCGGTGCTTACCACATACGCAATCAGCTACATCAACAAGGCAAAAGAGAATGCTGTTGCTGATACGGACGACATCAAGGCGCAGAGCTACATCAAGGAAATTGCACAGGCAATTACGGACGCAGTCGCAGCGACCAGTCAGACGTATGTGGACGCATTAAAGCAGGCCGGAACATTTACGGCGGAGGCGCAGGCAGAGGCAGCAAAGAAAGCCCTCACAGCTTGCCTCGGCTCTATCAGCCCGGCAGCGACGGCATTTATTGAGAACGCCTATGGGGATATTAAAGAGTACCTTACAACGAAAATCGAAGCAGAGGTACGAAAACAGAAACTTGAAGCTCCGGCGACCATTGCCCTCCCGGTAATGGAAAGCACGGCAGCAGACACTACTACTGTTGCGGCAGCTACGGCAGCAGCAACGGCGGCGACGCTTGCGCAGACAGCAATGCAGTCTAACGCAGCGACGGCAGAGCAGGCAGAATAAGAGCTGCCAAATATCGGGACAGGGCGAAAGCCTTGTAATGACACTATGATTTATGAAAATCCGCCGGGATAAGGCCACCTAAACGGCGGACAGCCCCTCTCATGGAGTTAATCTGTGGGAGGGGCTTTATTTTTTTGCCTAAAAATCGGCTTTTGTCCCGTTTTGCGTCAAATATTTGGGAAAGTTATGGAAAATGTGTTGACATTGCCCCAAATAGGGGCTATAATGAAATCACAGTAAAGGAAAACAAAAAGCAATTACCCGAAACGGGGCGAGGATAAAACAGGAAAGCGGCAGTGAAAACCGGACGGAAGCGGCATAGACCGGGGAAGTCGGCAGGTGGTAACGGCGAGAACGAACGGCAACCTCGCCCGGCAGGGTAAAAATAAAACAGGAGGTCGCAGTTATGGCAGCAACTAAAGAGCAGGAGCGCAAGGCATTAGAAAAAATCAGAAAAATCGTCGAGGAGTTAGGCGGAGCGGATAGTTATATCGGAATGGCATTCGAGGGTTGTTTTGAAATCGCAGAGGAGAATATCGAAAACGACTTTGGCTGCAGCATGAAGCAGAGAGCCGAAAAAGCACAGAAAGACGCAGATTATTTCAGACAGACAGCTAATCAACTTTCAGAGGAGCTGGAAAAGGCACAGGAAAGCATAAGCACACTCAATAAAGAGTTGGAAGCAGCGCAGAAAGCTCGCCTCACTATTGAAGATTTTGACGCTTGCATAGCACTTGCGAGAGCGGCGGCGACTGAAAGTAAAGGCAAGGCAGACCAGCAGGCGGAAATTATAGTTGAATTTGCCGATACCCCGGATTGCCCGGCATTTACAGAAGCGGTAAGAAAGAACAGAGCATACAGCCGTGAAGCGGCGAGAGCTGAACAGCTCGTTAGCAATCTGAATTATTACATGGGTAACTAAATTTTTTTGCTCAAAAATGACGCAGTACGGGGCGAAAATGTTTCGCATGAAACATAAATGCCCCGATACAGAACAGGAGGACATATATGAAGCCTATCGAGGAAAAAATCAACAAATTATTTGAGGAGCTTGTACCAGCAAGCGGAAAAGCGGACACCGTAGCAGGAGAGATTATCAGAGCCGTTTCGAGAATTGGTTATAGAAACTATAACGACGGCGACCATATTGGCGTAGGGTACGGCAAGGAAACCTGCAACCCGGCAGCGAGATACCTTGTGGCAAAGGCAGGCGGCAGAGTTGAGAGAGCTATTGCGGATATGTGGGGAGTTGAGGAGGACAGTCGCTATGACGCAATGGTAGAGACGCTTGAAACAGAGGTTGTTGCATATTTGGAATTGCACCCGGAATTGAAAGAGGCGGAAAACAAGGAAGATATGTGGGAATACCGGGATAAAGACGAGGACGTAGACGACTACGACGAGGAGGACGACTACGACGATTACGAGGACGAGGAGGACGAGCGGTAATGAAGTATTACAGCACACAACGCCCGGTAATGCCGGGCAGCTACCCGAAAGAGGGTGTAATCGAAATCAAGAATTTCGACGAGAGGACACTCTGCAAGGAAATTGGCAGAGAGGCGTGGGGCTACATTGAGTACGACCGGGAGTTGACGGAGGCAGAGGCGAGAGGCTATGAGCTTACGCCGGAGGGAGTTGAATACTGGGGCGTTACAGTCGCTTCAAAGAAGCAGGGTGGCGGTCTGAAAGTTCGGATTGAGAATAAGCCCGTCAGAGCCACGGAACAGCCACAGGACGAACGCTGGGAGGATAAGGCAAGAGAATATAAGCGGCACTGGTTTTCGAGCCTTGAGGAGGCGCAGAGAGCGTCAGAGGTACTTGAGAGCATGGAGATAACCATTGAGCGAGTACGAGGCAGCGTTACGCAGGGAGAAGTCAAAACGTATGTAAACGGTCAGTACATTCTCAACTGGGGAGATAAGATTGAGATCATCAACGAGGGCGAGGCGTTTTACGGGCCGGTAATCGGAAACTGGGCCAGCAAGAAGCCGGATAGCAGTTTTGTGCTTGGGCTGATTTGGCACCCGTTTGATTATATTTACCATTACAGCGACAAAGTAAAGAAAGCCCTCGGTATCGAGGAGTAAGGAGGCAGAAATGAACAGATATGCGGAGCTGATGAAAAAGCAGCAGGAGGAACACGACGAGGCGAAAATGCTCGGATTTGCTTTTAGCGACAAGCAATTTGCAGAAATGATGAAAAACTGGGGACTTGACCCGGACAAGGAAAGCGATAAGGAAAAGGTATCATACGCAGGCGCAGGGGCGTATATTCTCAAGGAAAACATACCAGCGTATGCGCAAATGACCCGTAGACACAAGGCGGAGCGCATTAAGGCTATTGAGGAGGATTTGACCGGGGACGGATTTGTTTACGAAATGTTCCTGCATGAGCTGAACAATCACGAGTACGGCTACACCGGGGACAGCGACGAGGCATTGGAAGCTCTCGGCTACACATGGGAGCAGGTACAGGCGGACGAAAAGCTCAAGCACGGATTTCAGAAAGCGACACAGAGAATTATGGAGGTAGAGGGATAATGAAGATTAAGGATTTTAGATACTACAAAGGCGGCAGAGATTGCTATGAGGCGATTGAGTGCGACGTTGTAAAAGGGAATGGCGATTATATTACAACCTGCGTAATCAACTGTAATTTGCTTTTATGCGGCATTAACAGCCACCCGTGCGGCAATGGGGACGACTTGAAGCTCAACCCGGAGCAGAGGCTCAAGGCGTTGGAATACCTGCAGGAGGAGCGTAAGAAAATCACGGACAAATACCCGGTCAAGACGCATGAGGGCTGGTATGAAAGCGGCTTACCGACGTTTGAGGACTACTGCAAGCCCGGCGACACGGTAGACGACGCTATGGTGGACTGCTTTATGAACTTCGTGCCGCCTGTTACATACCGCTCGGATTGCTCACAGGCAGGAGAGGCGTACAGTCACGAGCCGGACGAGCAAAAGAGATACAGAGCAACCTACACGACATTTCACAGAGCCGAAGAGGGCTACTGGGTGTTCGACGGGTATTGTTTCAGAGGAGAGAATGAGAACAGAGTAAATCGCCCGGCGAAGTTGGAAACACTGATTGACGAGGCGAGGAGGGAGGCAGAGCGTGTACGTTAGAAAAACAGTGGATTGCTGGCGTATGTATGTAAACTACGGCAACGGTTGGGAGTACGAGCTGACAGAGTACAGCCGGGCAGAGATACGTCAGCGACAGAAAGAATACGCAGAGAATTGCCCACAATGGCCGGTAAAGGTTGTGAAAGGCAGAGAGAGGAAAGAGGAGGCAAAGAACAATGGATAAAGACTACAAAGAGAAGATACGAAAACTGCTGGCACTGGCTGAAAGCCCGAACGAACATGAGGCAAAGGCGGCGTTGTTGAAAGCTCGCCAGCTCATGGCGGAGCATAAGCTCACGGAGGCAGAGCTGAAAGACGTTGAGAAGCAGCAGGTAAAGGACATAAGAACGGACATTACCTGCAGCAAGCGGCGTGACCCGTGGATAGTAAACCTTTCGGCGGTTATTGGAGAAAATTATTGCTGCAAGGGGTACAGAAATCACAACTACGGAGAGCAGACCCAGCACATAGGATTTGTTGGACTTGAGGACGACGTAGAGATATGCGTGGCTATTTTCAAATATGCTGTGGACTGCATTTTGTCGGAGATTAAGCGCATAAAGAAAGAGAACGACTGCTATTACAGCAGCTATGTAAAGAAGCTGTGCGACAGTTACGGCTACGGCTTTGTGAATGGCATTGCGGCGGCGTTCGCAAAGCAGCAGGAGGAGAACGAGAGTGGCTGGGGCTTGGTGCTGGTAATGCCAAAAGAGGTAGAGGAGGCTACGCAGCATTTTGGAAAGCAGCAATTTCGCAGCCGGACAAGGGACAATATCGACGGCAGCGAATACATAAAGGGATTTCACAAGGGGACAGAGTTTGACCCTACAAAGAGGATTGCGGAGGAGGCAGCGGTATGACAAAAGAAAAGCAGGCGGAATTGATTGCGGCAGCTTGCAAGGAAGCAGGGCTGGACGGTCATATTAAGTGGATTGAAAAGAAAGCCCATGCACATACATGGGCGGAAAAGATTGCAGAGCGTTTCAGAGATAACAGGGAAATGCCGACAAAGAGCAGTTATATGTATTGTGATACGCTGGATATGTGTTTCTTTTACAACGAGGCAGGAACGCCGTATATGACATACGCCGGATATGTTACGGCAGGGTGTAAGGATATTGCAGGCAATCAGCTCCTCGAAGCGTTCCGCCGGGCAAACCATGTGCTTAATATTATGAAAGAGCTGGCGGAGGAGGTGCAGGTATGATATTCAGAGACGACACACACGCAGAGCAATGGGCGGAGGCAGTGGAGGCAGCCGGAGCATTAAGGGACGACGACACAGTAAACAGCTACTATGGAGCGAGCCTGTTTATTATCACGGGCGTACCGGGGCTTTACGGCCGGGCAAAGAAGCATATACATAATAGCTGGATTGACTTTGAAAAAATGCTAAATATGGGGCTTTCTACCGGGGAGAGTGTTCTTGTTGCACTGGCCGGGAACTTTTATAACGGCGGATTTTTCGACCGATACACGCCGGACGATATCGTAAACCACTGCGACGCAGGAATGGTTGAGCTGGCAGCAAAGGCATTGTGGCTGCGAAAACAGCGGATAGACTGCAATACCATTTTCGATTGAATTTGTCTGAAAATATTTCAATTATTTCTCCAAAATGGTTGACTTTTGGAACTCAAAAGACTATAATATAATTACAGTCAAGGGAAACCAAGACAAGTAAGGTGGCAGGTGCCGGAAAGGAAAAGCAAATGGACGAAAACATGAATGTAGGCGAAATGCTTCGGGAGCTGGCGGAAGAAAATCAGACCCGTAAAATCCTCGAAATCCTCAATACTTGCAAAGACCTTGAGGAAGCAAAGGAAAAAGTAAAAGCCCTGCTCAATAAATAAGCAAGGCTCATGGGAACCAATGAGGGAGCGGTACTTGCCGCCGCTCCGCTCAAAGGCGAATATATTATATCATGCAGAAATGAAAAAGGCAAGAGGGCGGAGGAGTGATAGAGTGAAGAAAATGGGCAGACCATTAAAGGCGGCGACTAATTTATCGCACGACGTTAAGGTACGCCTTGATGATGAAACCTACGAGGTATTATGCCAGCACTGCGAAGAAACAGGCAAGGAAAAAGCGGCTGTTTTGAGGGAGGGGCTACGGCTGTATCTAAATATCAATGTAAAGGAGAAATAAACCCCATGAAAAAGGCATTATGTTGCACGTTGGTTGCGGCAATGCTACTGTTTACGAACGGTTGTTCGGGGGGGGGTACAGCTCTTAGTGACAAAGCCCTCTCCGTAGCGAAGCAGGCGGTCGAGGTAGCGGACGCATATATCGACATGGAAATTGACAGCGACGAGGCAGACGAAAAGCTCGACGCACTCAAGGAGGAAATGGAATACACCGACGACCTCCCGGCAGAGGACAAGAGCGAAGATTACGTTATATCGACAGATTTGACGCTTATTTCACACGCTATACTCATGGACAGCATTGACAACACTTCCGAGAGCTACGACAAGGTTGTTGAGGCTCGCAACTCACTTGCGGAGGACGCAGGGTTAAAGAAGCGTTAGGAGGGTGCGGTATGGGTAGAGCAATGACACCGCAGGAGCTTGCGGAATTTAACGAACGCAGACGCAAGAGCCTCGAAGAAACGGCTGCAAAGCTCGGTGTTTCGCCGGAGCAGTTTGAGGAGATTGAGGCAAAAGCAAGGCGAGAATGCGTAGACAGACACAAAGCCAGCAAGGAAGAAACAGAGGAGGCATTGAGGGCGGCTCTATTGCTTATCGAAAGAGGTGCGGCAGAGCCAGCACAGGACAGCGCAGACGAGCTGGACGGCATGAGTGTTGAGGAGTTTAGCAGGGCTATTGCTGGGCAAATGAGCGCACTCGACGAGGAGGAGCGCACAGAGGCGGCGAAAGTTATCGCCCGGCAGATTGCTTGCTGGCGTGGCGGAGAGGACGAGCCGGGAACGCTCCGAGAGGAGATAATGCTCACGCTCAACTCTATGGTGCGCAGACACAACTACTACGCAAACAGAAAATAA